GTCGATGATACCTTTAATGATATCAATGACACCAGATACAATGTCTGAAACTGTATCAAAGAATGTCTTTAATTCATCCCCAATACGCTTAATTGACGGTGCTAACTCATTAATAATTTTCTCAATGATGAAAGTAATTAAAGGTTCAAGTTTGTCGTATACAGCTCCAACCAAGTCAGCAATACTGCCTAGTAATTCTAGGAATTTCTCAACCGCTGGTCCTATATGATTTTCAATCGTATCTGCAAACCCAGCACCTATTTCTTCCAAAATCGGCTGAATTTTTTCATCCCAAACGGTCGTGAACGTTTTGACGATAGATGATAATGAATCTCCAGCTTTGTCAATTAACGGCTTGATATGCTCGTCATAGACTTTATTAGCTTTTTCAAAGATGGACTTCATAGTGCTGGCCAGGGCTTCGACAACTAGCTCTGCAGCTTTGAGCAAACCAGTAAACATTTCTGTAATGTTTCCTTGGTTGTCCGTGATTGTTTTCTCAATCTGTTTTACAACATCTCTGGTACTTTTAGATACAAGCTCAGTAACGCCCATAAATGCGTATGTGAACGCAGAGATAAGACCAGCCCCGATATTTGTAGCAGGTTCACTTGTTATGGTGTCGTAGAAGATTTGACCAATACTTTGTGCAATATTCCCAATGCTAGCAATCGTATCGCCATTAATATCAAACATACGAATGAGCCATGACTTAATATCCCACTTGGTATCATTTAGAGATTTGTTCAGACTTTCAGCAAGAAATACCGCAATACCCATGATGACATTAGCTATCGTACCAGCCGTCTGGCCTAAAGCAAAAGCTAACTTTTCCCCAAAGCGAGCTGCAGCTTGCAAGACCGTCCCGTCTTCAAAGATATCCTTGATAGATTTCCAGATACCACTCAATGCATTTTTAAGTCTCTCAAGGCTATCCCATCTAAACGACAGTGAAAAACCTTGTTTAAATAAATCCCAGAGCTTCGCTAAATAATCAAATAAACCTTTCAACTTATCTCCAAGACCGTCAAAAATACTCTTGAACTGGTTATCCATATCGGTAAGAGCAACTTCTGGTAAGATGTCTTTGAAAGGTGCGCCACCGCCCCCTCCTTTTCCTTTCTTACCTTTGCCACCACCGCCGCCACCTCTACCTTTGCCAGCTCCGTCTCCGTCGTCAGGGTCGTCTTTTTTGTTTAAGAGGTTGATCTCGTCAAATCCCATTAAACCTAGCAACTCTTTAACGGCTTTCTTGGCTGACTTGGCAGTGTCGTCTAAGTTATCAGCAATACCACCTGAAGCATCGTCTGCATCATCCATGGCATCAGCAAGGTCGCCAGCCCCGCCTGCTGCGTCTTTTAAAGCATCTCCAGCGCTACTTGCTGCACTAGCTACACCGCTATCTTTAACGGTCGCTTTCTTGTTAAATAGCAAGGCAATGAACTCTGCTAACTTGCCAGTAACATTCTTCAATACCATAGCAAAAGAGTTCAAGATTGGCATAATGGCATTGATAATTGGTAAGAAAGCATTACCAATATTGAGAGCTGAGTCTTTTAGCAATGATTTAAACAAGCTAATGCGCCCGTTTACTGATTGGGACAAGGTCGTGCCATATTTGGCGGTTGCCTGTTCCAGGATAGCCATAAGGCGAATTTGTTGTTGTGTTTGGTAATCAAGCTGGTCCCAGCTTTGCCCGTTTGCAAAACGTTTAAAGGCTTCTGTGGATTGGATCATAGCCACATTGACGTTGATTCCTAAATCCTCAATTGCTTCTGTGTTACCTAGTAGACCTGAACGAATACGCTCCATAACGTCCGTAATGCTACGTCCTGAACCTTCAGCAACAACTGCCGATGTCTGAAGCATCTTAGCAGTATAGGCGCTTAATTTCCCTGAATCTTTAATAAAACCAGAGAAAAGGTTAGAATAAACCGCACCGTAGTTAGTAGCCTCTCCTACGCTCATATTCATAGCGTTGGCGTTATCGTTAACCCATTTTAAGAATGTTTGCGAGCTCTCGCCCATTTGGCGTTTAATTTGGTTGATTGAAGCTGTAACCTCAAGAGCCATCTGTGTCGAATACATACCAACATCAAGCAACTTTTTGCCAAGATAAGCAAAACCCGCGAATTTAGCTAATTTACCAAAAACGCCTAGCATAGATCCTGACTGAGTTTTGATTTTGTTAGTTGACTCTTGCACCTTGCCAGATGCATCTTTGACCCTGTTCTCTACTTCTTTCATTTTGTTTTTGAAAGGCGCAATTTCAGCATCAATCATTACCTTGAGCTCATCAAGAGTAACTCCCATTTATTCTCCTTTCGTCTTAAATTTCCTGTTGTGACTTTCAGCAAACATGCGCATGCGTTCTTGGTGTAATCTCAACTCTTGAGCCAATCTCGCTTTTTCGACTTGTTCTCTCTCGTCCTGGAATAATTCAGGGGCATAGTCCCAAACCTCAAGCGGTTTAGCATCTTTCGAGAGTAACAAAGAAACATTATTAGCAATCATTTGCGAAAGCCTGTACGACTCAATAATTTTGTCTTTTTGTTTTTGGATCCTAACACGGTTGTAACTTTCAATCAGGTCTCTGATTTCAAGAACCGTTAAATCCCAAAAAACGAGAGGCTCCCCCCCAATGTCTAGAAACATAGGGTAAAGCCTCTCAACCATTTCAGTTATAGATGTAACTGTAGTCTGTTCTACTCGACTACTTCCAGTTTGGTTTTCTTGGGAGCTTTCTTCTTGCTTGATTTCTCCCGTGGCATAAAACCCGAAACTTGGAGCAATGGCAAGATAACATCCGCCATGAACGCTGCCTGGTCTCCACCATTATCGACATACTCGTCGTAAAGGTCAGATGTATCTTCAAATGAAATACCGTGCTCGTATTTTTGAAGCGCTCCATGAGTTAAGAGCAACATCACCTTTAAAGGAGGTAATGTGAAAGTTTCACCTTCTTCAGGCATAAATACCTTGAGCAAGTTTGCTCCAATTTTTTCTTCAACTTTAGTCCCTTGCAAGGAAGTAAGGCGGAGTTTCAACTCCTTGTCCTCGCTGACCTTCCATGTCGTATATGGTAGAGCCATCTAATTAACCTCCAATTCCGTCTGTGAATTCAAGTTCAGATTGTAGTGCAATTTTAAGAGTAAACTCAATAACAGAGTTCACACCACCACCGCCAAGTTTGACAGATACCTGTCCTTCAAATTTGACCTTGGTGTTGTCTGGGTAGGTTTGTTCAAAGAAGAGCTTAGTTTTGTTGTCTGCTGCGTTACGCAAAACACGGTAAGGAGCATCTGCCCCGTCGTTTTTATAAGCGAATTTGTATTCAAGCTCCCCAGCATCGCCAATACCGAACTCATATTTTTTAACCTTGTCTTCAAGGGTGGTATTTTCAACCTTTTCAGGTTCAATACCGAATTCAGGTACTTCTTTTAGTCCTGCAAGTTTGGTATAAGAACCTTTGGCTGTTCCGTAAGAAAGCGTAATTCCATTTGCTAACATGTATTAATTCTCCATTCTATATTGATAAACCAATTGTGAATCTAGGTCGACAACACCTTCAAATCTCATCAATTTATGCCTCAAATGAGAGGGGTCAGGGATATCTTGGCTTTCAATTCTACGCAAACCCAATGAAGCAAAAATCTCATTGATTTTAACTGCGAGGTTGCTAGTGCTATCATTATCGAAGATATCAACCTTATAGCGAATTGATGTTTTTTGTTCTTTGTCGTCGAACCATTCGCCTGGCTTGTTTTGTTCTTCCAAAAAAATAACGACTGGGAAGTTCTCCCAATCGCTTGGATAAGTGTCGGTCACATTATCTGCGACCTTCTGCAATTCTTTAAAAATAACTGGCTTAATATTAATCATCTTATCTGTTCTCTAATCTTTCTACTAACGTATTTTGAAATGTTGTTTGATATACGGTCGTGATTTTCTTTCAAAGCTGGGTACAAGTACGGTTGTGCTGGCTGACCATACATTTTATAGAACTCTCCCATTTTTTGGAAGTGATAAGGTCCTACGTCAATCTGGTCTTCATGCACGAACCAAGGCGTGGAGCGATAAGACACATTCACATCTGGAGAAATCCCAGCGTGGCTTGCTTGTCCTTTGGGTCCAGTTCCAAGTTCGACATAAACTCCATGTTCAAGGTTTGTAAAAACCTCTCCAAAAACTCGGTCACCCTCAACTTTTACCCTTACTTTGATACTGTTTCTCAACTCGCCCCCATTCGCTGGCGCTCTTAGTTTAGCATCTGCCTGAACAATGGTCTTAGATGCATGCAAGACAGCTTGTCTAGTAATATCGGTTGCTTTTGCACCGTATAATTTACGGCATTTAGCTATGAGTCTATCTGCCCCTAGAAGCTCTGACACGCTCTACCTCCAAAACTTGATGTTGACTGTATACTTTTTTTGAAATAACCCGATGCGTAACCTCTGTCTTGCTATCGATACAGACACCGTCTTTCACGTTGATATTCGCATCCTTGCTCGCATTCGCATTAAGGATATCATTCAAGCGTTCACCGTAAATCTCAGATTGTAGCTTGCTAGTAGCTGGCCACAACTCAAGGCGTACTTCTTCAACCTCGTCCGCATATCCTTCTTTAGCGACCCCCTCATCTGTCACGGTTTTCTTGAACCGCTTGAGGTTATATGATTTCAGTCTATTCTTTTTCAAAAACATGACCCGCCACCCTTGCTAAGCGATGCATTCGTACACGTTGTAAAACGCCCGTAGACAACCCGTTGTCAGAGTAGGTAACAGATATACCACCCTCGCTCCTAGATTGCTCTCCTTCGCTTCCTGCACGGTTGTAGAGCTCGATAACAATCTCAGGCACCAACCTTTCAAGCGCTGGCGTTAGATTGTCACGGTTTGTTTCAGATAAGATAATATTTTCAGCCCGTAAAATCAAAGACGAGAGGACTGTCTCGTCGCTCTCGCCTGTCAATGTTTTTAGTTTTTCAAGTTCCATAAGACCTCCTAATCTAAAGGAGTCGTCTCGTCTCCTTGTGTTTCGGTTTCTTCTTCAATGATTTCAAGGACATCCGAAATAGACACGCTGAAGCTGACCTTTAAATTATTTTCAAGCACCTCAAAGCGCTCGTCCGTAATTTCAAAGACTTCATTTTCTTGTCGTCTAATCCCAGCTTCCCAGTCATTGAATGATTGTATAGCTTTAACTTTCATTATTTCTTAATTTCCGCAAGCACTACCTTAGAGTCGTCAGAAACAGCCACTGTGTAGAACTCATCAATTGAGATTTCAGTAGTACGTTTCAAAGACTTACGGTCTACTTCAACGTTCGGGTCACGTTTAAGGTAAACTGTCAATGCTGCAGTGTCCTGTTCAGTTTCGTCATCATGAGTAAGCTTGATGATAGGGCAAGTGTAAAATGCGCTAGTTGTGTCAAGTTTTACTTTCTTAGTAGGCACGATGCGAGTGTTTGCAATTGTACCAATCTCACCAGTCATAACAACGTTAGCTGGATATTTATCAGCTGAGATGAAGTTAGGATCCTTACGCAAAGTAGTTACTTGTTTAGGGTTGACAAACATTACTTTTTCAGTATTAACTTCTTCTTCAAACAAATCAATAGCGTCCACGATAACGTCATAGCTGATTGCTTTAGTTTTAGAGTCGTACTTACGTGTGTTTGTTGCCAAAAGAGCATCCAAGGCATCGTTGTCGATTTTAGATGCAACTGCAAGTGCAAGTTGGTTCTCAGCGTTTCCTACTGGATCGCCATAGCCAGAAAGAACTGCCTCGTCGGTCAATTCTACTGCCTTCATTGCTTTTTTGATTGTAGCAGTCTTAGTAGAAGTACCAAGGGTAACTACACCAGCCTCTACACCTTCGTTTACGTCTTCAGCGTCGCCAATGTAAGTGTAAGATGGAACTGTGATAGTGTTACCAGGTACGCCTACCAAGGTACGGTCAATTGTTGCAAAAGGTGCTACACGTAGTTTTTTAGGTAGCTTAGCCGCTACCATATCGCCCATGACTTGAGGATTTACAAGATTTGCAATTTTAGTTTGTGTCATTTTTTAAATTCTCCTTTTTCTAATTCAAAAATGAATCATACAGTTCAGGGTTTGTCTGTTTCAAGTTCGCCTTTTCTGCATGGGTCATTCTGTAAAATTGAGCTTTAGTAAGCTCGTTGCTATTTTGTGGCGCAGTCTTAATAGGTGCTCCGCCTTTTGTACGCTCAGCAATTCCCTTCTGAACTGCTTCTTCCCACGATTTCTGAATACTTGCGACCGACTCGGTCACTGTTTCAGCACTCGTCAAATCAACCACGTTTACTAATTCAACTGGTAAGCCACGTTCACTTAGCATTGTTTTAGCTTCTGCGGTCAATTCCG